GCCGTGGGCTTTGCATTCTGCGATGTTGCCGGTCAAGGAAGCAATATGCTCAGACAACAACCGTACCGCATGACCCGAACGTTGGTATTCCCCCGGTGGGCCGTCCTTGAACTCCGGGCGAAGTCCTTCCTCCACCTTGCTGGGAGAAGTAATAAAAACACTGTTACGTAAATTGCCGGTCACTACCGGGGTCAGCTTCTTCGCATCGGCACTGATCTCCAACGCAGCATAGACCAACCCCTTCAAGGACGCATCCTTGATATTGGCGATCTCGGCGTTGAGATTCGCCACCACCTTGTCCAGACCCTCGACTTTTGCTCGAACCCTCATGCAGTGAACAACGCTGCCGTGTAGAGAAAGGTTTGTCCATCTACGGAAGTCATCCCGGTCACGCGAAGGACCGCACGGGCGTTGGTGACTTCCAACGGATTGGTTTCCGTACTGGTGCCCAAACAAACGTAATCGCCTTCACTTGGCACAAAATCCAAAAACACCCTCGCTGTGATCCGCACCTCTTCCATCGTGGGGCTGATCAACAACGAGCGCCAGTCTTCCCACCGGCACTTGATTGCTTGAGGGGCGGAAAAAGAAGGCTTGCCGTAGCCGTCTTCGCCGGTCTTTTCCCACCACGTCGCATCCTGATTTAACATCGCTGCAAGGTTCATCAGTCGTCATCATCCAATGCAAAGTCAAAGGTTGCAATGCTCACGGTTTCCTTGCTCAACTCATTGGCCAATGTACCGGTGGTATCCAACATCTTGGCCACTTCCCCATAAGGGGTGGCATCCAGGCCCACGCCGCCTTTGTAGCCGGTCCAGGAGTCTGCTTCACCAATCTTTTCGCGGATGGCGTACTTGCTTTTGATGGAAGCAAAATGGGCCGTGAGATACTTCTCGATTTCTTCCAGCGTCGCATCGGAAAGTCCGCTGGTAGCCAACCGTGCCGTCACCAGGGCATTGGCCGTGGTGAGAAAGGGCAGGATTTGGGTTTCTGTCAACCCAGTGGTCATGATCTCTTTGACTTCTGCGGCAGTGGTCCTCATTTGCGTTTCCCCCAAAGAACCGGATCAATGAATTTTTCTATTAAATCTTCCGGCGGAACGAGACCCAACCATTCGAGCATATTATAGTATATTTCAACCGCTCCGCCTATTACTTTTTCCGGCCACACCTCGTGGATGTTCATTGGAAAAGCATTCCGCATCTCCTGAAAGCGTTGTTTATGAGTTTCCACCCACCGCTGCCAGCCCAACGCATCCCGGTACGCCCGCATGAAGTGAGTGCGCAAGCAGGAGTTGAGGATGTCGGTATCGGTGCGCCGAACAAGCACCCACCGGGCATCGGGAAAGGCCGCATGCCACAAAGGCCAAAACAGGCACATCTTCGCCCCCTTGTATGCCCACGGCTCATCTTCTCCAACCCCCTGCGCACGCATCAGCGCCTGGATGTTGCTGCGCCACGCCCCTACAGTCTCAGCACAATTGGCATCGGCCAGCACCCGCTGAAGATCCGGCAAGGGCTTTTGCCCCATGGGGTCTGCACCAATGCTGCGCAAGTAGGGCTTGACCATCCCTTCGCGGATGATCTTGTTCTCGTACATCCCACGTGGGTTCCACCGCGTGGGGCCGAACATATCCCCACCCTTTGCCCCACTGAGAAAGATTACCCCGGCAGTCATGCTGGTTCCACTGCGGGCACATCCGGTGACAAAAATCGGTGGGCGCATATTCTTCTACCTCCAATTCTCCACTACCCAAGGAATCTGCAACTCATGCGGACGCGGTTTGCCATGGAAGCAAATGATCTCAGCATCGCGGGGCACCCGGCGACGGCACTCCCGTTTATAGCTGTGAATCTTGGCCACGGTTTGCAACGGAGTCCAGGTGTAGCGTCCAGCGTTGATCTTTTCGGAAAGAAACTCCTGGTCCCCGGCATACTGGCCCAACTGCTCCGGTCGATAGCCGTTATGGAACAGTTGGGAAAACATCGCATGGTCCCAAAGCATCGCTCCACTGGCCAACTGCTTCCGCGCACGGTTGGCGGAATTCCACGGCAGCAGTGCCGCAAACGGTGCTTCAAACTGAAGCAAATGGTCAATGTTCTTCAAAATCAAAGTGTCCAGATCGAAATACAAAATGCGTTTCTTCTCAGTCAGCCCCGGACGGAAAAGTTCCAACTTGCTCCACCATCCTGGCAAGTCTTTTTCCAGTGCCACGGTGCGGAAATTGCCTGTCAGTGCGGCGTCGTCTGTCAAACAAACCACATCCAATTCAAAAGAAGAATGCCGCCGGATGGCGGAAACCAGCTTATGGACGTATTCTGCTGTGAAGTCCCCTCCTGTTTTATAGACACAAGCCACGGTCACTGAAGGAGAATCACTGGCGGATTTCGGTGATGCTGTTGGTGGGATGGTCGGCGCGACTAGCCTTGTGCGCGAAGGCGACGATTCCACAGGAATCGGATTGCCAGACAGGATGGAGTGCGCACGCCGCGCCAGATATTCTGCCTTCAGTCCAGTTGTTACGTCCACAAAATAGGTTTTGCCCCGCACATCCGGCGGCACGGCACGCCAGAAGAAGTCCTGGTTGTAGTAGGTGTTCCAGATTGAGAGGGTTTTGCAACCCAGCACGCCCGACATGATGGTAAGACCGGAAGGATACCCCACCACCAACTCGGCCCCACGCAACAGGCCGAAAAGCTGCTGAACGGTGGTGCGCCCGATGATGTTCACCGCTTCCGGCACTGCCCGCAGAACGGATTGCAACTGCCGATCTTCCGCATCCCAAGGCCCACCTGTAAACACTGGCCGCAAGCCGGTCTTGGCGCAGATTTCCCGCACCGACTTGATGACTTCAGAAATTGGAAACTCATCTGTCCAATACTTGTAGGTGCCTTGAAAAACGAAGTAGAAAACTGCATATCGTCCATACCGCTGTTGGCACTCGGTGCGAAAGTTTTCCTGCTCCAAGGAAACCCACATCGGCGGGTGCCAATCACAAGCAAAACGGTCTATCTCCGCAAGTTCCTTACCCACCCGCAAATGACCATTGTAAGAGATGAAATAGTCAAAACCCAAAATGTTTTCAAATATTGTGCGGCCCTGTTGTATATACGCCTCCCTCCATATGACTTTACTGGCTTTGTCATTGCCAACAATGGCTTTCCAGGAGGCTTTGAGAAACGGGAACATCTGCAAGAAAGGGAAAGCCCGCTGGTGCCCGTTATGGGATTTTGCTCGTGGGCAAACCACAGAAACTTCCGGCAAGCCCAACTTCGCCTTTTCCAAAAACGATTGTAATTTAACAACGCTCCAATAACAATCGCCCATCCCAGGAGGCATCAATATCTGTGGTCTTTCTACTTCCGGCTTTATCGCGATGAAAAAATACTTGGTGTGATAACGGTGCTCGATATAAGTGACGTTTAATCCTGCCAAAGCGCAAAGACGCTCCACATCATCTGGTTGGAGGTACCAAATGTGTTCCTTTTTCCAGTGATGATCGCCTTCTGGTAGAAAAAACGCAGGAAAGTCGATGATCAATTGTCCAGTTGATTTCAACACCCGTGCTGCTTCTTTCAAAAAGGCTACCGGGTCCAGGACATGCTCAAGTACATCGTGGCAGGTGACAAAATCAAAATGGTCAGTGGGAAAACGGACCTCTTCAAATGGCTTACGGTAAATGAATTCATCGGCAACAGAATCATGATATTCTGCAATTTCGCATCCAAATGCTTTTGCCCCTCTATGACGGCACTCGTCAACAAAAGCGCCGCTGCCGCTGCCTATATCAAGAACATCAAACTCACAACCATGGTAAATTCCATAATTATCACATCTGTCTTTCGCCAATACCAAATCATGTGAAGACCCTTTCCCTACCGCCCCCTTCCCTGCTGGAAAATAGTGGAGATAGTATTCCGTGTATTCTTTCAAAGTCGAAAATGGCAAATCTACTTGTCGCACCGCCCCGCATTTCGTGCAAACGCCAATAGGCATCGACCCTTCACCCTTGACATAATGACCTTCCGCCGTCATGTTCCAGTAATGATGAACGTCTCTAGAAAATTCGCTATTCCCGCAGAAGCAACGTTCTTTCATTCATCGGCCCCTTTTGGTTCATAAGGACATAGATCACTTGGAGGCAAACCGCCTTCCAAGAACCGAAATTCACAGCCACAAATCTTTTTCACCTCATCCCGCAAACGACGATATGGACAAATCGCCGCCACAATTACCTGTATGCCTTGTTCTGTTAAAAGTTTTGCCAATTTGGCAATCCGCAAATTTTGGGTTATCCTATCAACAGCAGAAAACCCCAACCCAGGCCAAACTTCCCGCATATCATCCCCGTCAAGAACCGCCGCAGGAAAAGATAAACTCGAACGCAGAGAATGAGCAGCGTAACTCTTCCCAGACCCTGTGTTGCCGGTGAACCAGATTGGATGCAAATATGTCATTTCATTAAACTCCAAAACC